AGAACGTGCACTAGTTAAAGCTGCAACAGAAAAACAATTAAGACTTGATTATGCAGGACAAGATATTGAGAACGACAAAGCTTATGATAAATGGTTAAAGAGTCAAAGAAAAGGAGCAGTTACTCCACGACCTCCAGATTCTGCATATACATTTAATCAATCAGTAAAACCGATTGAAGTCGTTGGTAATACAACTGCAAAAAGGGAATCACAGGTAGGTAGATTTCGTGAAAGGCCAACGCTTGAAGCAGGTGCAGTACGAGCGAATATGGCAGATACAGCACTTACTAATTCTCGATTTGGCAAGGTCTTTGATTTTGTCAAAAACGCTCCAGAGAGGTTAGCAATACCTGCGTTAAAGCCATTTTTTGCCACAAAGGTTGGTAATGCTGTTGGTCATGCCGGTAATATGGCTGCTTTGACTGGTGGTTCGATGATAGCGAATGCTGGCGTGCGAGCACTTGCAAGTAATCAAGCTAAGGGTGTTAAAGCATCTGATGCAAAAGCTTTAGAAACTGCTGCTCTCGCACCAGAGGCTGGTATAAATAAATCAGCTAATGATGCAGTAATGGCAGCAAACCTTGGCAAAGCGTTAAAGTCATATCAATACAACGTAGATAACGGAATACGTCCAAGCAATAGTTTAATTAACACATTGGAATCAAAGTACGGATTAAAAGCTGGTGAGCTAAGTTCCTTTTTAACAAAACAAGGTAAGTACAAAAACTGATGCCTCCTTATTTGCAGCTATTAATTAATGGTGGAAAACAAATACTGCCACAGGCCGCTATTGGTGCAGGTCTTGGTGCGGTTGAAGCGTTGTATGACGTTAATAATATGCCTGGCAGTAAACGTGATCCAAGATTTCCTAACGTTCCATCTCCAGCAGAAGATTTTAAAAACTACGCATTCCTGGGCGCAAACGTTGTCCCGTTTGGAAGACTTAGTACTGGAATGAAAACTATTACGGGAGGATTCACAGCTTTAAATCCATTGTTACAGGAATTGTTTAGTAAAGAAAAACAAGGTTTAAGGTATGATAAAAACAAATACTATGCTGACGAATACGCTAAATCTTTAAAAGATAAAGCACAAGGCGACGAAGATTGGGACACTTTGTCAAAACTTACAGAAAACAAACAAAAAGCTGTTATTCAATTAATTACTGCAATGCGTGCTCGTGGAGCATCGTTAGACCAGATTAAAGAAGTCATAAAAACTAAACCAAGCACGCGAACACCAGGTGATGTTCTTAGAGGAAACATACATTGGGATGGTCAATTCCCGTCTGGTTTTAGGAGCGACTCAATTATAAATAACAACAAGATGTTAGTTCGCGGTCCAAATCAATAGTATTTATACGATACATATATATCTATGAATGACATTGTTGAAATAGACGGACATAGATATAAAGTTAAAGGCAACAGCAAAACAAAGCTGTGTGATGGCACAACAGTAGACGAAAACGGACCGAGGCCATGTAACAGTATGGCAATGAAGGGACGTGATTATTGTGCATATCACGGTGGCCGTTCACTAATTGGTCCAGAGCACCCAAACTTTATAACTGGTTTATATAGTAAATCGTACAAGCGATTTAGCAATGTTGGCGCAGACTTACTAGACAAAATTGACACTCTGCGTAACGATCCTGATCTCTTTAGTTTGAAAGATGATGCGGCGTTTATTACAGCCATTATTGATAAACGTGCAGAAGCTGCTTCTGAAGGTGTAGGAATTGATCAATACAAAAAGGTGCAAGCAGCATATGGGCTTGCTCATTCTAAACTTGGAAGTCCAGATTTTATTGATGCGTTTGAACAGATTGGTGATGTTTTAACTGAAACGCTAGATCAATATAGCGCTAGTCGCGATGTTTTAGAGTTAATTGAGAAACGTGTTGATATAGTTGAGGCAGAACAACGTATGATGCACGCGAAGGCATATACCCTAGAAGTTGATCAAGCTTTCAGTTTAGCCATGCAGTTATTGGAAATAGTCAAAGATAACGTGCGTAATGCAGAAGAATTAATTGCTATTAGGGCTGGAGTGCAAAGACTCATGAAAGTCTATAAGTCAGACGATCAAGACGATGACATTCAAGATGCTGAGGTAATTGAATGAATATGCGTGACTTGGAAAAGAACACTCCAAAACGATTTAAACAATTCGCACGACCAGACAAGCCCCTCGCAAACGCATTATTGGAAGCAATGGATGCCAGGTTAAAGGACATCATCGACACTGGAGATTACGACAGTGGAAAGGCCTTCAAAATTAACGGAGCTGACTTAGACTACCTGACGTGGTTAAAAACATTTGCGCCACATGCTGCTTCCTCAGAACTTGGCGCTCATCATAAACGTGCATGGGAATGGGCTGAAGGTATTGAGCAAGGTGCGCCACCACCTGCGTTGATCGAATGTTGGTTCCGTGGTGGTGGTAAAAGTACCACAATGGAGCTTATATCAGCTCGTATAGCCGTTAAGGGGTCAAGGCGATTCTTACTGTACGTATGCTCAACACAGGAAGCAGCTGACAGGCACGTTACCGACATTGCTACGACTATGGAACGATGTGGCATTGAAAGGGCTATGAACCGTTATGGCTTTTCTAAAGGTTGGAATGCGTCAAAGCTTAGGACTGCTAATGGGTTTAACGTTTTGGCGTTTGGTCTCGACACCGGCGCACGAGGCGTCAAGCTCGACCACCTTCGTCCTGATTTCATCATCCTTGATGACATTGATGAACTTGACGATAGTGTTAATCGCGTCGAGAAAAAGATTGCTACGATAACACAAACCATCTTGCCAGCTAAGTCAATTGATTGCGCCATTGTGTTTGTTCAAAATAGGATTCATGCTAACTCAGTAATGTCTCAGGTTATCAGTGGTGAGCTAGACATGTTGCAGAATCGTATACAAAGCCCAATTGTTCCAGCAATTGTTGATCTTAGATATGAACCGATTGAAAAAGAAGATGGTCGTATGGGATACAAGATCACTGGTGGAACTCCATCGTGGTCACATAAAAACATGGAAGTTTGTCAACGAGAAATTGACGACTATGGCCTAATATCATTCTTGCGTGAATGCCAGCATGATGTTGGTGTTGGTGGACGATTCTTTCCTGAGTTTAAACAACATGACGAAAAGGGTCAACCATGGCACGTGGTTGATGTCATTGATGTCAAGCCTTGGTGGCGTGTATGGGCAAGTCATGACTTTGGTACTAATGCTCCATGTTCATTTATCTTGTATGCCTCTGACGATAAAGAGAACATATACGTACTAGGTGAGATTTACAAAAACGGAATGGTTAGTAGTCAACAAGCAGAGGCGGCATTGAAACTGCTTGAAGAAAACAAGATGGCTGAGCCGTGTGATCCTGCTGTTCGCGGTGGTGAATGGCGCACTAAGCTAGAAGCTGTTGCGTTTGACTGGGGTAACACTTTCCCACCAGAAAATCCTGCACAACGTATTGGTGAGTATCCAGTTGAAGTATGGTGGCGCAAAGGGATCCCTGCAGTTCGTGCTGTGAAAGATCGTAAAGCAGGATGGCGGCGCCTTAAGGAATGGCTTGCTGGCACTAGGATGGATAATGGTGTTGTTACGCCCAGGTTCCGAATCTTACGTAATTCATGCCCAAATCTAATTCGTGAGCTAGAGTCTGCAATGGCAGATCCACGTGACCCTGAAGATCTTGACAATGGTACAAAGTCAGACCACGCACTGGATTCTTGCCGATACGGAGTGATGTGGCGTGAATATCCGGTTAAGTGTGACAATGTAAGCACTACGACTGGTTTTCAACCAACGTGGTTATCGACACCGTCTGAGGGTGGATACGTATGATTTATGTAGTTAGTTTCATTGCAATTGCCCTTTGTGTTGTTGTTTGGATTTTATTTAGAATGCTGACAGTACTGTCACTGTTAGCAAAAAATGCTGGTGTGTTTCCAATACACTTTGAGGGCAGGTATCTGTAATGTCGATGGATGAGATGCTTCAACAATTAATGGGTCAGCAGGGCATGGAACAGCCACGTGTTTCTGCTGTGCAGATTCCAGATGCTACTGGTACGCAAGGAAGTTTTGATGTAGAAGATTTACTCCTTGTTGACCCAAAGCGTATGTCTATTGATCAGGACAAAGCGCAATGGAAGGTCTCACCAGTTGAAGATCCTGAAGAGGCTATGCGTGTTGTTGGGTATGTCAAAGAACAATTTGAACATGCGTATAGGACACGTCAAGAGATGGAACTTGAATGGACGTTGTCACTAGCTTATTTTGAAGGTAGGCAGTGGTATAGGATTGCATCAGCTGCACGAAATCTTGCCAGCTTGCAAGATCCAAATGATAACAACCGTTACATTACTGTTAATAAAATTAGGCCACTGATAGATGGAGTTGTCGGAAAGCTCACACAAGTAAGTCCAGATGCTAGAGCAGTTCCTTTGTCTGAAAACGACAAAGATCGCATGGCAGCAGATGAGGCTAACTTCATTGCTGGACATTACACAAGGAAGTTTAGTCGCGAAACTCAAACTAAAGAACGAGTACGTTGGGCATGTGTAACTGGAACCAGTTACGTAAAAGTATTGTGGAACGCTAAATCAGAAGTCACAATGCCTTACTTTTCTACAGAAGGGGAGGTAACCGGTTACGATAATCTGCCACTAGGGGATGTTGAGGAAGAGATTGTTCCTTGCTTCAATATCTATTTAGATCCTACCGCTCAACAAGATCAGCATGTACGTTGGCTTATTCATGCGTCAATTAAACCATTGAGTTGGTTTGTAGATAATTATGGAGATGCCGGTAAGAAAGTAGCAGCAGATGCAACTACAGGAGTCAATGCAGGTTACGTTGATGCTTACCTTGACGGAATTAATGGATCAGGATTTGGATGGGTACAGCCAAGTTCGGCTAAACTCAACAGTGCTGATCATAAGCGACATGCTGCAATTGTTTACGAATATTGGGAGAAGCCCACAGAGCAATACCCTGATGGCCGATTCATAGTAACTACTAATAGAGTCCTTCTTTACGCTGGAGTTTGGCCATACAAAAAGAAAGATGACTTTCCGTTTATCCCGTTGCGCTGGCAACCACGCAGTGGAACTCCATATGGACACGCATTGGGTTTTGATCTTTGTCCATTGCAGCTTACGTACAACCGTATATATAGCCGTGCTGTAGAGCAGATGGAAAAGAATAAAGACTACGTTATGGTAGAGCGTCGGTCACGTATTGGTGCTGATGCATTTAATGTGACGGGCGATGACATTGAAGATAAGAATCGTGTGTACCGTAAAGTCTATTACGATACTGGTACGCACCCTCCACAAGTTGTGCGTTCTCCAGGTATTAGCGCTGATCTGTTTCCATTTATGCAGGTCATTGAAAAAGACATGATGGACATTGCTGGCCTTCATGATGTATCTCAGGGAATGGCACAAGCTGGAACTCCAGCTGAATCTGTGCGTTTACTGCAACGAGCTGACAACACTCAGCATAGCTACATTAGGGCCGACATTGAAATCAGCATTGCTAAGATTAAACAATGGGAAATATCGTTAGTAGAACAGTATGCAGTGTCACCATTTGTTGGATCTGTAGACGATCAAATGAATCCACGAAGTCTATCTCAACAAGGAGTCATTACATTTGATTCTATTCGTGAAGGTGGACAGTATCGTGTTGTTTACGTGCCAGGATCGACTCAGGAAGACTCCCCAGATCAACGATTGCAGAAGATATCAATCTTGCGACAAATGGGCCTATTTGGTAATCCTGAAGACCCTGAGACTAATGCTCTTGTTGTGCGTATGCTTCAGCTGCCTGAAACTACCCAGATCTTAGAACATCTTGCAAATCAACAGATGAAGATGGAAGAACAACAAGCTCAAATGATGGAAATGCAACAGCAGCAAATGGCTGCTCAGCAAACACCGCAGCAATCATTTGATCCAGAAGCTGAACAGATGAAAATGCAGATGAGTATTGAGCAACAAGCTGCGAAACATCAAATGGATCTAGAAAAGCTAGCAGCTCAATCATCTAATAAACGTGAAGAATTTGCAGCACAAAAGTTAGTAGACATGCAACAACAGATGCTTACTGAACAAACTGCACCACAACAACAACAAGGAAAGCCACGTCCTGTTGCTAAATCAAAATAAAATTGTGGTATATAAAAGGGGTAATGAATGTCTGACGAGATGGTGATGCCAACCTCCGATTCACCAGCGGGGGCGACAGACGGTATGAGCGCTGCGTTTGCTAGTTTCGTTCAGGATAACGCCGGTCCTGGATCAGATGCACAAGGGGCGATAAGTGCAGAACAAACTACAACGCCAGAGTTCGATGTGGATTCATTGTTGGGTGTGGAAACACAACCGGCCAATGTTCCATATGAGCGGTTTAAAGAAGTAAACGAGCAACGTAAAGCCAGTGAAGATTCTGCTACAGAATTTAATCAATGGAAGGACGTTATCGACCAATTTAAACAGCAGGGATTTAATAACGCAGCCGAAATTCAAAAAGCTATTCAGCAGCAGGAAATGCAAAATGAAGAGCAAGAAATTCGGACACGTTATGAACAGCTGCATCAGGCAAACGTGTTGGACTCCAATTCTGCGTATATTCAGCAAGAAGCTGAAATACAGAAGTTGCGGTATGATCGCCAACTGGCTGATATGCAACAATACATGGTTGTTCATCAATCACAGGAAGCACTAAAGCAGTTTCCTTTGGCTGATAAAGCACCAGATCTCATGCAAAGCTTGATTCAAAGTGGATTTAATCCGGCACAAGCAGCTGAAATTGCTCATAACCAGGTTAAGTCAATTGCGAAATCATTGCTCCCCCAACTTACCACTAAGCTAAGGGCTGAGGCTCCAACTCCAATGTCTAATGGGCAATCGGCTGCACAGCCGCGTGCTCCACAAGCAATGGGTGGATTGTCCGCACTTACACAGCTTATGGGTATCTCTCGTAACTCTAATTCTCTCTGAGGTAACTTAAATGGCAATCGACTTTTCCGGTGCCCTTACACTCGCGGATTATGCTGCAGTCAGTAATGATCCGCTTGTAAAGGAAATCACAAAATCCCTTCACAAGACCTGGAATGCTCTTAAGGACATTCCACTCTTTACGTCTCCTTCGCTTAAGCAAGTTGGTATGCGGTATGTCAACGAAAACATCCCTGTACCAAGCTGGACCACAATTAACGGTGAGCCAGTAGCTGTAAAGAGCCGTCCTAAGTCTTACGAAGAGCAGCTCTATATCTTGCGCAACTCCATCAAGGTTGACAAGATCCTTCTTGATCAGCCAAACGCTATCATTGATCCTATTGAAGCTCAGGTACAGATGTTTCTTGAAGGCTTTGCTTATGATTTTAATGATAAATACATAAACAATGATCCTACCAGTAACTCTGGTGGGAACACGACAGATTGTTTTCCTGGCCTTAAGTATCGTCTTGACAACGCTACTGATTATCAGATCCCTACAGAAATGCGTATCACGTCACAGAACATTAGTTCTGCTGGTTTGTTTACTGTAACCAAGGGTGTACAGGGTGCAAACCGTTTCATGGCTGATCTGCAGAACTTGTTTGACAACATGAACAGTCCTGATGGCGAAGGCGTAGTTCTGTATATGTCAGAGAAATGTAAGCGTCAGATTGAAATGGCGATTCGTGTCATGGGAATCGGAGCTGGCTTCGATATTACCCAGGACAGCTTTGACCGTCCTGTAGAAAAGTTTAAGGCAGCTACTATCCGAACTGTTGGTCGTAAGGCTGATGGTACGACATCTGTTATCAGTGATACCAGCACCCTTACGGTGTTTGCTGATCCAACAACCACAGCATCTTCTGTATCTAGTAAGTGTTCGCAGATCTATGCTGTTCGTTATGGCACTGGTTACATGCAAGGATGGCAGCCAAAGCCGTTCAAACCTACATACCTTGGCCTTAGCAAAGAAAACGGAATCATGCACAACGTCCTGTTTGATTGGGGTGTTGGTCTTTGGTGTCCTCATACTCGTGCGCTTGGTCGTCTCGATGTGCAGGTCACAGATTAGGAGTAAATTATGGCAAGAGATTCTAAACTTATTTTCAGTTACACAACTGCCGCAGCATCACTACCAGCTCTACAGATTACAAGTGGTACTACAGGTGGTGGAACGGTTGTGTTTTCTGGAGCAGCCACTATTTGGGCTAAGGGTACATCAAACGCTCTGAACGCCGGTGGGTTCCGCAACATGCTTGCGGATCGTGCCCAGTTCATTGCTGGTGGTGATGCAACAGCTATTACAAGTGATCCTGCAATTAGTGGAAACATGGGTGCCGAATGGTATCTGCGTCTCACTGTTTCGCAGACATCTTTTGTACTAGGTGCAGGTAGTTCTGTTTCAATTTTTGTTGAAGCCGCATCTGATTCTGGATCAGGTACAGCAGGTACAGACTGGACACCTATCTCAGCTGGTGTAGCTGTTACAACTGCTTTTACTGGAACAAAACTTATTGCGTGCCAGTTGTCAGAAACTGCAAAGCCATGGCTTCGCGTCGTTGTTCAAGTACTTCATGGTTCGGCTGCTTCAACCGGTAGTATTGTCATTTCCAACGCGGCATTGACGCTTGGACGTGATACAGCTACTCATGCTGTCACTCTCTAATAGGTAACACAATGACAAGAGGTGAGATCAAACGACGAATACGAGTACTAGGCCAACATTTCTTTGGCTCTAATGACGACACTGACCCGTTTGGCCTCGACCTCTTGATCACTGAGACGGCCAATGAGATAGCCAGGAATACTGACTGTTTCATTGGTCGTCGTTATCTTGATTTTGTAGTTGACACTGATGAGTATTGTTCATCAGATTTATACAGAATTAAAAATGTACTTATTAAACAATCTGACGGTAATTACAAAAAGCCACGAGTAATAGAGTGGTACGACGGAGAAGCTCCTGAGTACAGGCGCGATACAACAGACATATACCCAACGCACGTTCTTGTGTTTGGTATGAACAGAATTAAGCTTTATCCAATCCCAAGTGTAGCTACCGTAAATGGGCTTATGCTTGAAGGGTATGGAATCCCAGGTGACGTATGGGTTTACGACACAAATGGTAATCCATCTACTACCGCCCCAGACAGCCAGGAATGCCCTTTGCCATCCGTTGGCCATGACGCCATTGTGTACGGCGTGTTGTACAAGCGTGCTATGCAAATGCGAGACGCTGAAATGGTTGCATATTATCGTGGTGAATACGAACAGCGTATGGGAATGCTGGAATCATTTGCAGCTACCTTTGCTAGAAGGGCTACGTAATGCCAGTATCACAAGACACAATTCGTGCAGAGGCTTATAAGTATCTAAACGAATCAAACATAAGCACTCTTGGTCAATTTCCTAACGGCCAGGGAGGCACTACAACTGCAGGTGACACCTACGCTAACAGTCTTATACTTGAAGGTATTGCAGATCTGTGTAGGAGCTGTGTTTACTTTCCTTCATCTGCCACTGTTGTTATTGCAACTGCAACTAACACTAAACTAATCACTGACTCACGAATCTGGTTTCCAACAGATGTATATAACGGCAGTACAAGACTTACTCACACAAGTGAGCCGTCACTTCGTGCAAATGATCTTAGCTATAAAAGTACTACTGCAAGTACTAGTGCACTTATTACTCATTGGTATCGCGCTGACAATTATGCTGTTTCTGTTTATCCTGGGAATGCTACGGGATCGAATGTCAGCCTAACAGTATATGGAGCCAGTATTCCTGCAGATCCAGGTAGCACGGCTACGGCTATTACATTTCTGCCAGATGATTTACTTACTCAGTTACTGGCTTCATATACAGCTACGCGCCTTGTAATGAAAAACATCGACGATCCATCAGTTGCTCAACGTATGTTCTGGAGAAACTGGTACGACGAGGGTCGCATGAAACTGTATGCCAGGTTAGATGCTCACCTACGTAATCCTAACGGGCCATTTAGTATGCCACCAGTGGCACCGCAGGAATCTAAGTGAAAAAGCTGGAGACGATGATGGACAAGTTTCAAATTGATTTAAATACGTTAATTGCTGGTTTTATTGGTGCTCTTATAGGCACTGATTGGAAGAAGATTAAAACCTGGATTCAAGGGACTGTTACTGTATTGTCTGGCACTGCATCTGCCATTTACTTAACTCCTATGGTTGCCAAACAAATTGGATGGGAACAACCACATCAGATGATTGGCTTATCCTTTCTGCTTGGCACACTTGGGCTTAGAACTGTTCAAACTTTTAACATCCTTATTGAGAAGTCTCTTAAGAAGGTAAGTGAGTAATGCCAGTCAACACATATGTTCAATATGTCATTACTGATGCCAGTAAATACGTTGATGAACAAACAGTGCTTGATAACGAAGGCAATCCACTTGTTAATACATGGCAGATGTACTCATGTGCTTTTGACAACGGAGAAGTTAATAACTGGAATGGTGATGTACCTTTAAATGAGCAATTGCTTACTCCTGCATCTGAAATCATGCAACGATTAATAGATGTATACGGATCTGCATTAGTAGGTAAAACTATTATCATTGACTTGGAAAATGTAGATGGAAATATTGTGAGGCTCATCTAATGGCAGCCGTATCAAATATTTTATTGTATACAACACCACCGTTTGAGGCGATAGGTAATCAGTTCAATAACGCCACTATTAGTACTGTCACCTCTACGCCTACAGTCACTTTTACTAATGGGTCAGCGGATATTGGTGGTACGTTTAACACTACAAACGTAACCATTGACAGTCGTGTTGTATTTACAACAACTGGCGCATTACCAACAAACTTTGCACTTGCAACCACATATTATGTAGTATCTATTTCGTCAACAATCATGCGGGTTGCTGCAGTAAGAGATGGCACAGCAATAATAGCTGGTTCCGCTGGGAGTGGTATTCATACAGCAACAATTGTCAAAATCAATCAAGCTTATATGACGTTTGTCCCGCCTGTAAGCATAACCTGTACAAGGATTGCATTTTATAGCAATTCAAGTGCGTCACTTAATGGTACAGATAATATTAGAGGAAGCATACAAACTGCGGCGCGAACTACGAGGGGTTTTGCTGAAAACGCTAGACCATCTGGAATACTTGTCGGCACGGGGACAACCGTTGCGTCTAACACTTTAAATGCAACAGGCTGGAATCAAATTACAGGTCTTTCAGCAACACTTACCGCTGGTGTTCCGTACGCTGTGACGTTGGAACCTACAGCAGCTTGGACTGCAAGTATAGTTGCAAGGATGGGATTACAAGATTCAGGTGGTGTTAATCCGTTTCAACTTAACAATTGGTTTGTAGGAAATGAACGACAAACTCATATTAATGGTATGCCATTACTGCTTTATGGTTCGTCAACAGATTGGTATGGATTTCCGTGTCCAGATGCTCTACCCGCAAACCAGACCAACAATAACCCGTCCGCAGGAAGTGGTTATGTTCAAAGTGCTATAACTTTTCAGGTTCCTTCATCTGTTACTTCCTATAAAGTTGCAAAGGTGTCACTGAGTAACATTCGCATGGCATGGGGTACATCTCCTGTTGTATTTAGGATTATGGATTCCACTGGAACTACGACATTACAGCAAACAACAAATAGAACAGATGCACTTACTATGTTTACTCAGGTACACACTACACTTGACGTAACATTTGAAGGTACATTGGCAACTTTGCTCGGTGGAACTACTTATCTGTTGGTTGTTGAGTATCAGGGTGGAGACATCCAGATGTATACAATGGATATCAATAACACATATAACTCTGCTATGTTTAACACATTTGCTGGGTTAACAGAGGGTAAATATCAATATCGATCTGGAACCAGTGGAGTATGGACAACTGTTACCGCCGCAACACGTATGAATCCTATAGGTATACAGTTATCAGATATGATTTTACCCGGTGGGTCTAGCAGTGGTGGATCGTCTGCATCGTTTACAATGTTTAACGGGTGACATATGTTTCAAATCAAACTATCTGAATCAACAGCAGCTCGTAGACGTATTCCAGTATTACTGGTTGACTCTACCGATGGCTTCACGCCTAAGACTGGTCAGACTGGGCCTACCGTTACAATAAGTAAGAACGGTGCGACTGCGGTGTCAGGTGCTGGTACATTTACTGAAGTTGGCAACGGTGTTTACTATTACGAGTTTACAGCCGGAGAAGCAGACACACTTGGATGGATTGCACTTAATGTGCAGAAAGCCACCTGCCGTCAGTACAACGCCATCATTCAGATTATGGCGTACGACTACGCTGCTGGGACTAACCTAGGTCTTACTAACCTTGATGCAGCTATTACCAGCCGAATGGCCACGTTTACGTACACTGCCCCGCCATCTGTTACAGACATTTGGAATACAAATGTATCGGGATACACGACTGCTGGTTATGCAGGAACATACCAAAAAAACCTTGATCAATTAATATCTAGCCGCATGGCCACGTTTACGTATACTGTTCCGCCAACTGCTGCTGACATCTGGACTTACGCAACACGAACGCTAACTAGCGGTGCTGCTCCTAGTGCTACAACTATTGCGGATGCTGTGTTGAATAGGAAGTTAGATAGCACAGGTGATGGCACAGACACCCTTAATGAGCGCACAGTACGATCAGCGCTACGAGCAATGCGTAACAAGGTGGCTGTAGCATCTGGTGTCATGACTGTATCTAAAGAAGACGATTCAACTACAGCGTGGTCTGCAACATTGTCTAACACGGCTAACGTTACGGTGGATCCAACCTGATGACTACAATACTTAAAAACGTAGAGTACATTCGCGTAACACAACCTGTGCCTAACTGGATCATACAAGCAGACGTGTATGACACGGAAGGCAACAAGGTTGCCGACTTTGGGCCAGATGGTACTGATATTAATGCTTGGTGGAACAGCCAACCTGAAGAGTTTCAACTTGACATTCTCGGTATGTTTATTACATACATTAAAGATGAAGTGACTCCGTAATGGCTACGTACTACGTAAGGACTCCTGCAAACGGAGGTAGTGACGCAGCTGCTGGTACAAGTATAGCCACGGCTTGGGCTACGTTTACAAAAGCGTTTTCGGCGTCTGGGTTTACATCTGGTGACACAGTGCACGTTGAACCGGGTGTATATCGCGAAACAGTATCAGCAGTAAATACATCACCTACTACACGAGCATTTGTAATTGGTGATTATACCGGTGCAATATTTGGAACTCCCGGTGAAGTTAGGTGGTCAGGATTTTTAACAACTGATGATGCGGCTGGCTCTGGAACAACAGTTTTAAACCTTAATAACAGAGACAACATTACAATTCGTGGGATTAGATTTGAAAGTGTTTCTAGGTGTATTGATGTACCTAGCGGATCAAGCAATATAGACATTGAAGATTGCGTACTAATTAATTCAGCTACAGGCACAATAGCAATGTCATCTGGTGCAAGTGTTGCAATGGGACACAATATTAGGCGATGCATAATAAGTGGTTATTCAGATGCAGTATTAATTGTGCCAAACCTTAACGGCGGTTCTAACTGGAACTTAAACCTTAATATTGAAAACTGTGTAATAACATCTACGTTAAATCGCGGGATATTCTTTTCATCATCAGGTTCTGGTCGTGTCGCGTCTGCTGTTACTGTAAAAAACTGTACTATACGCTCAGCCGTAGGTATTCAAGCGGCCAATAACGCTTATGGAACTGGCCCAGCAGGAATTGTAGTAACAAACACCCTGTTCCAACAATGTACTACTGGTATAAATGCTGGAGCAACAGGGCAGGTATCTGAAAACTTTAATAGGTTTGCATTGTGTCCTACACCTACTTCTAACATTGCGACCAATGGAGCTAACACGAATCTAGTTGGCAACCTAAGTATAGATATGGGTAGAGCATTTCTTTTTGATCTTAATCCCCGTATGCCGTGGTATATGCCATACGTTCCTGGCATTATAAACGGAGACGGTACTGCTACAAGTATGCCGACCGATGACGTGCATGGTACTACACGTCCAAGCCCACCAGCCATTGGTGCTTCTGAAGAGACTACACTGTACACATCTGGTGGACTAGCAGCTAATCCGTTAGCGGGGTACGTGCGATGAGTAAATATATTGGTGACTTCAGTAAGAATGACACAATTACTTTTATGTTTACGACATTCAGGCCATCAACGGGTGCGCCTTTTCTTTTAGCTGGAACGCCTGTTGTATCTGTATACAAAGACAATAACTTAACTCAGGACACAGCTGGCGTTACGTTAACAACCAACTATGACGGTGTAACAGGTTTGAATTTTGTTTCTGTTAGCACGTCTACGGCGTTTTACGTCGATGGGTCATCGTATGAGTGTGTCATTACCACTGGAACAGTTGACTCAGTAAGCGTTGTTGGCTCATGCGTTGGGCGTTTTACAATGCGTGATCAAGCCTATTTATATCCAACTACAGCTGGTCGCACACTTGATGCCAGTGCAACTGGACAAGTCATCGTTGCAACCAGCAACGACAAAACTGGATACAGCCTTACAACGGCTCCTCTAACTACAGCAGGTACAGCATCTGCTGTATGGGATGCTTTGATTGCATCCTACACAACGGCTAACTCGTTTGGCGCAAGAGTTGTTAGGACGCTATCTTCATCAACTACAAATGAAGTAACTATTGGTGCATCAAACCATATTGCTGCTAACGTACACGCAATGCAAAATAACACAATTACGGCTGCTGCTATTGCTACTGACGCAATTACAAGCGACGAAATAGCAACCTCCGCGCTTACTGAAATTGCAGATGCAATACTCAACAGAAGTTTAGCTTCAGCTCTTGCCGCTGGTAACATTGCAATTACGTCTATTGTGTCAAGCGTTTTTCAAGCGGCTA